GGTTCCGCTTTGGTTGCTTGCTTGAGCCTGTTCTTCATGTTCATCGAATGGATAAACAGTGCTCCAGTCAACTTTAAACAAACGCTAATTGACTCGGCATCAATGGGTATCCTGCTGGGGCTGGTACTGGCGATAATCACCGCCATCAAAATGGGCATGGCGCAAGCGCCAAGCCAGCAAAGGGGGCTGACATGCTGACCATCCTATACACCATGATCTGCGCCGCCATCGCCATCCGGCTGGCCACCTTCAACCGCAACGGGGGCGACTATCGCCCCATTCCTGCCCTGCTGGCATGGGTCATCACCGTGGCGGCGGGCTCTGTCCCGCTGCGTGCCCTGCTCGGTGTTCTGCCAGTGCCTGATGTCGCCGCCGTCCTGCTGGCTGCCGTAGTGCTCACCGCCCTGATCGGCTCCCGTGGCTCAGTGATGCGCCTGCTACCGCGCCGTCAGCCGCCAACCAATAACGCCCGCGAACATTTACCGGAGGTTTCAACCATGAGCCTGAAAAAAGGGGGATACCGGCACCGCCGTGGCCGATCTGCAGCGTCGCCTCACCGCCATCGGTTATCCGGTCGCAGTCGATGGCTGGTTTGGCGATGCCACCGAGCAGGCTCTGCTCGACTTCCAGCGGGATTACATGATCACCGCCATCGGTCAGGCGGGCCCGCGCACCATGGCCGCCCTGCTCGGCAGCGAGCGCGGCAACCAGCTGACCGTCAACCACATGCAGGCAGGGGCTGATCTGCTCGCCGTGCCGCTGGCCACCATGGCCACCGGTCGCCCAGGTCGAAAGCATCGGCGAAGGCTTCACCCAAGCTCAGCGCCCGGTGGTGCTGTTCGAGCGCCATGTGTTCTACCAGCAGCTCACCAAACACCTGGGCAAGGCGGCCGCCGACCAGCTGGCCGCCAATTACCCCAATCTGGTCAACCCCAAGCGCGGCGGCTATGCGGGCGGGTCGGCAGAGTGGGAACGGCTGCAACTGGCCATCAGCCTGCATCGCGCTGCCGCCATCGAATCGGCCAGCTGGGGCATGTTCCAGATCATGGGCTACCACTGGCAGCCGCTGGGCTTTGCCTCAGCCAACGACTGGCAGGCGGCCATGCAGCGCAGCGAGGTCGAACACCTCACCGCCCTGTGCCGCTTCATTCAGCAAGACACCGCCATGCACAAAGCCCTGCAGGGGCGGAAATGGGCCGACTTCGCCCGCCGCTACAACGGCCCCGCCTACAAAGACAACGACTACGACACCAAGCTGGCCAAGGCATACGACCACTTTGCCAAGGTCTATCCGGTGCAGGAGGTGGCAGATGTGGCTTAACCTCCTGCGCTCCCCCCTCACCTGGCTGCTGCTGGCCTTGGCCATCGCCTGTACTGTCGCAATCGCGGGCTGGGGCTGGGCGGCGACCTCGGCCGCGACCGCCAAGGGGCAGGTCACCACCCTGCAAAGCGACCTCAAAGGCCGCCGATGACAAGGCCAACGAGGCGCAGCGGCGGGAACAGGGCAAAGACAGCACGATCAACACCCTTGAAAACCGAACTGGATACCCAAGCAACCGCCGCCGCCGAACTGCAAAGCCAGCTCGGCGACCTGTCGATGACCGCAGCCACCCGCGCTGAAACCATCAAGAGGCTCAAACGTGAAAATGCTGAACTTCGCACTTGGGCTGATCGCCCTCTGCCTGCTCCTGTTATCAGGCTGCTCAAGCGCCCCGCCATCACCGGTGCCGCAGACTATCAGGCTCACCTGTCAGGGCCTGACCCCCTGCCAGCTGCCACCGGCCAGCCCAGCCAAATAACGGCGACTTGCTCGACCAACTGACCCAGACCGAGGCCGCCTGGGCCAGTTGCGCCGCCAAGGTAGATAGCCTCATCACCTGCCAGCAAAGGCATCAACAACAAGGGAGCCAAGATGGAAAAGCCCAAAACAGATCCGTGAGGTGCTGCAGCAATGTGTCCCGCTGTTGCGCCAGAACCCAGACCACATGATGATATTCGTCGATAAGGGCAAGCTGGTTGCCACCGGTGCAGCCAGCCTGTCGTTTGAATACCAGTACGAACTGACCATCATCGTGGCCGACTTTGCCCAGCATGCGAACACCATCATGGTGCCGCTGTTGGCGTGGGTACGGCAGTATCAGCCGGAACTGATGATGAACAGCGAAAAGCGTGAAAAACGCCATGAAGTTCGAAGTCGAGATCCAGAACAACGAAACTTGCGACATCGAAATCAAACTGCCGCTGACAGAGCGGGTCAAAGTCTGGAAGGATGAGCAGGGACTGCACTACGAACACCTGCCAGAACCGCCAGAAGACCCATACGACGGCATCACCTGGGAACTGTTTATCAACGGGGAATATCAGCCATGGCCGCCGATCTCGACCGACTGACCCACTTTGCCGCCAGAGTAGAACTGATCCGGTCCAACCTGTCACAACGGGAACTGGCCCGCTTTGCCGACCAGATGGCAAAAGAGATGCGCGAGAGCAACGCCAAGCGCATCAAGGTCAACGTCACCCCGGAAGGTGACCAGATGGACCCGCGCAAGCCGCAGCGTGGCAATCGCGAAATAAAATTCATCTACACCACCAGTGATAACGAGGTCCGCCACCTGAAAAGCTGGCGCGGCACCCGCAGCTACATCATCGGCTTTGACATCATGCGAGGCGGGATCCGCACCTTCAAACGCTCCCGCATCAAACGATTCATCAAGGTCGATGCCAGCAAGGGCGACGCCATCAACAAGAGCAAGATCAAGCGCAAAATGTTCTCTCGCCTGATCAAGTCAAAATGGCTCAAAGCCAAGGGATACAGCGACCGCGCCGAGGTCTACTTTGCCAGCACCGCCGAAAAGGTGGCCAACATCCACCACTACGGCCTGAAAGACAAAGGCAGCAAGGGGCAAGACATCCAGTACCCAGAACGGCACCTGCTGGGCATGGATGCTAAAGACATAGACAAGGTAGAAGACCTGCTGCTCGCCCAACTCACAAAAGGGCTGTAATCATCGCGGCCAGTGTATCCGCCGTAGATACACTGGCCGCCCCTCGCCTTACCCGCCATTGCCCAAAACAATGGCCCCATGCACCTGACCCCAACCGAACTCAAACGCCTGATCGACAACCTGATCCGCATTGGCACCGTCACCGCCGTGCGTTCAGGGGAATGTCGCGTCAAAAACTGGCGACATCACCACCAACTGGCGGCCCTACACCACAGACAGGGCCGGGGCAAACCGTACCCGCCACCGCCTGAGCCTGGGCGAGCAGGTGATTTTGCTCTCGGTCAGCGGCGATCTGCGCAATGCCTATATCGTCGGCCGCCTCAATGCTGACAGCTTCCCCGAGCCGCTGGCCGAAGATGACAACCCGGATCTCGACCGCACCGAATACGCCGATGGCGCCGTCATCGAATACAACCCAAAAACTGGGGCGCTGAACGTCACCGGCATCAAGTCCGCCACTATCTCGGCCTCGGTCACCGTCAAGCTGATCACCCCGCTGGTCGAATGCACCAAGGCGCTCAAGGTCGGTACCACCATCACCGCGGGCGGCAAGATTACCGCCCCCACCGCAACCATCGGCGGCATAGAAGTCACGACCCATAAACATAAAGACACCATGCCGGGCAACGGCACATCAGGGGGCCCGGTATGAACTGGCTCGGCATGAATGCCGCCAATGGCCGCGCCATCAGCGCCACCGACCACATCATCCAGTCGGTGCGCGACATCCTGATCACCCCTGTGGGTTCACGGGTGATGCGCCGCGACTACGGCAGCGAGCTGTTTTACCTCATCGACCAGCCACAGCATCAGGCCACCCGCCTGCGCCTGATGGCTGCCACCGTGCAAGCCCTTATCAACTGGGAACCGCGCATCACCATCACCCGCGTCGATGTGCTCGGCGGCGGCATCGATGGCGCTCTCACCATCGAGCTCACTTGGCAGCGCAAAGATGGCGGCGCGCCGGAGTCTGCAACCATACCCGTCCCAACAGGAGTCGCAAGTTGAGCATCATCGATCTATCCAAATTGCCAAAACCATCAATAATCGACCCGCTCGACTTTGAGTCAATTCTTTCAGAACGGAAAGCAGCGCTGATTGCACGGTATCCACTTGACCAACAAGCGGCCATTGCAGCCACACTCGCACTCGAATCAGAACCGCTTACGAAAATTCCTGCAAGAGAACGCCTATCGCGAGCTGATCCTGCGCGCCCGCATCAACAACGCCGCCGTGGCCAACATGCTGGCATGGGCAGAGGGGGCCGACCTTGATAATCTGGTTGCAAACTGGAATGTCGAGCGGCTGACCGTACAACAGGGCGACGACACCGCCACCCCGCCGATCCCCACGATTATGGAAAGTGACGAAGCTCTGCGCGAACGCGCATTGCTGGCATGGGATGCCCTCAGCGTCGCTGGCCCCCGCGAAGCCTATCGCTATCACGCCCGCACCGCTGATGGCGCAGTGATGGATGCCGAACCCACCTCCCCGAGCCCGGGCGTGGTGGATGTCTACATCTTGGCCGCCACCGGCGACGGCACCCCGTCTGCGGCCCTGCTGACCAAAGTGGCCGGCTATCTCACCGATGAAGATCGGGTGCCGCTGACAGATAACGTGCATGTAAAAGCCACCCAGGTACTGCCATACACCTTGGCCATCCGCCTGTTTATCCCTGCTGCGGGGCCATCTGCTGCCGCCATCACCGCCGAAGCCGAGCGGCGATTGCTTGAGGTTATCAACCCGCGTCGCCGCATCGGGGTAGAGGTACCGCGATCCCTCCTTGAATCGGCCTTGCATGTGCCGGGGGTAAGAAAGGTCGAGTTGGTTGATTGGGCAGACATCACACCGGCACCCTATCAGGCAGCATGGTGTAGCGGATACACCATCGAGCAGGTGATCCAATGACTCTGCTGCCACCCAATACCACAGTACTGGAACGCAACCTGACCAATATGGCCGCCGCTGCGCTGGATCTCCCTATTCCATGCCGTGATTTGTGGTCGCCTGCCAGATGTCCGGCCAACGTCCTGCCGTATCAGGCATGGGCATTCAGCGTCGATGACTGGGATGATGATTGGTCTGACTCGCAAAAGCGTGGTGCCATGGCAGCAAGTTTCAGCATCCACGCCACCAAAGGCACCCCGGGCGCGGTGCGTCGCGCACTGGAGGCGATCGGCTATAGCGCCACACTCCAGCAATGGTTCGAGTTTGGCGGTCAGCCGTACACCTTCAAGGTGCGCTTCAACGTTCCGCCAGAAGGGATCGCGGCGGGCAACACCGCTGCCATCACGCGCCGAGTAGACGAAGCCAAAAACCTGCGCAGTCACTACACCCTCAGTCTGGTCATGAGCACAGACGTAGGGCTGGGGGTGGCGGCCGTGCCGACCATCACCCCGCGCTACATCTGCCGCCCATATCAGGCCAGCCTACCAACAACCAGCATTGCCGCCCCCCTTGGCGGCATGCCGCGCATCGCGGCAACCTACCGAGTGAATGCCATATGACAACACAAACCTACTTTACCGTCCTGACTGCCATCGGGGCCGCCAAGCTGGCCAATCTGGCCGCGACCAGCCGCCCCCTGAAACTGACCCAGTTCGCCGTGGGCACCGGTGGCGGAGACAGTTACGCCCCCACCGCCGAGCAACTACAGCAGGCCACCCGCCTGATCGACGAAACCTTTCGTGGCCCGATTGCCATACTGGAACAAGATGACAACCTGCCATCCCAATACTACATGGAAGGTTACGTCCCAATCGACGTGGGCCCGTTCATCGTGCGCGAGGCCGGTTGGTTCGATGCTGACGGTGACATGATATTTGCCACCCGCTATCCACCGGTAGAAAAAACCATTCCAGCACAGGGGGCGCAAGTCGACCTCCCGCTCGGCACCTACATCTCAACTCATCAAGTCGATGGCGGGCAAATCCAGATATTGGTCGACCCGTCCAAAGTGCTGGCTTCACGAACATATGTTGAACAACGTTTTGCATGGATACCATTCACCGGCCAAGGCGCGGCCATGAACCGTTCATATCGCTTCATGGGCGCAGGTGAGCTGACCTTGCCAGACGGCGGTGACGTGATGGTGATGGCTGATCATTCAGTTCCAATCAATAGCGTCGACTGCGTTGTTCAAACAAAGGCCGGTTACACAATATCAACCCCTGGCGGGGCAGATCAAAAAACCCGCATCCGTGAGGCGGGCCGAGTGTTTATCTTCTCTTGTGTAGATGGTAAGTGGAGGGTGTCATGATTGATCTAGGGGGTGCTCTTGCCCGCAGGGTACAAAGAGGCGTTGTCTCTGTAGGCATTGGGGAATCGGTGTCGGTCACCATTCCCAAAATAAACTTGGGCACATCAATTTTGCATGTAAAACCGCAGGGCGCGATTTTCGTTAGGGACACTTCATATCCTTGGGCATCTCTGCACATCGGTACCGGATACATAAAGGATGCTCAAACGCTCACCTTTGTGGGCGCCACAACTACGTCAACATATGGCGTCCGCACGAATGTCTATTGGGAATTGGAGGAGTGGGTATGATTCATCGTTATGCCGTGATGTCAGGCAACACAGTCGTCGGTCTCTCTCAATACACAATGGAAGTTGATGACCCACGCCTGATCCCTCTCGAAGATATAGATGTGTCTATAGGAGATATTTATAACGGCAGTGAGTTTGCTAAACCAGCGCAAGAAAAAACAGTGGGAGAGTAACCCTAATAAAAAAAAACACCCCGCTCTGTGCGCAACGCTGTTCAGATAAGCATTTTTTTACTAATTATTCATAAATGCGACTTGAGTTGGGGGAGCTAGGCTGTTTCCAGTCGATCTTTCTCCAGCTTTTATCCAGCGCGGCTTGCAATAGAAAGAGGGAGGCATCATGCCTCCCTCGCTTTTTAGCCACGATACTACGTGGGCTGCAACTCAAATTCTCTTAAGTGAACAGCATTGTGCCCCGTGCGGGGTGTTTCGTTACTGCCGCCCATCACCCCATTGTCACCGCCCATCCAGTGTATCCACGCCGGATACACTGGCCGCCGCTCGCCTGCCATCCCCTGCCCCTGCATCCTGACCCTGCTCACATCACATGCATTACCTACGCAAAGAATGCTCCGTCCGGACAACAGGAGAACCTATGGCACTGGACCAATTCCACCACGGCGTGCGCGTCGTCGAAGTCAGCGAGGGCACCCGTACCATCCGCACCGTCGCCACGGCGGTGATCGGCATGGTCTGCACCAGCGAAGACGCCGACGCCACCTACTTCCCCCTAGACAAGCCTGTGCTGATCGCCAACCTGCCGGCGGCCATCGCCAAAGCGGGCAGCGAGGGCAACCTCAAAAAATCGCTGCAAACCATCTATGACACCGTCAACACCATCGTCATCGCTGTGCGCGTAGCCAAGGGTGCTGACGCGGCAGCCCTCACCAGCAACATCATCGGCACCATCAAGCCCGATGGCAGCTATACCGGCCTCAAGGCGCTGGAGCGAGCCGCCCCGGTCACCGGCGTCAAACCGCGCATCCTTTGCGTGCCGGACAACTGCACCCTGCCGGTGTCCACGGCTCTGGCGGGCATGGCCAAGAAACTGCGGGCCTTTGCCTACGTGCCGACCATCGCCGAGACGGTCGAAGCCGCTCTCGCCTACCGTGACAACTTCTCCAGCCGCGAGCTGATGGTGATCCACGGTGACTGGACGGCCTCGGACGTTGCCGCCAAAGCCAGCGTCAAGCTCGATGCCTGCCTCAAGGCCGCCGCCATGCGGGCGCTGATCGACAAAGAGATTGGCTGGCACAAGACCCTGTCGAACGTCGGCGTGACCGGGGTCGATGGCATGACCAAAAACCTGTTCTGGGATCTGCAAGACCCCGACACCGAGGTCGGCCTACTCAACGCCAACGAAGTCACCGCCCTGATCCGCGCTGACGGCTTTCGCTACTGGGGCAACCGCACCTGCTCCGATGATCCCCTGTTCGCCTTCGAGAACTACACCCGCACCGCCCAGATCCTTGCTGACACCATCGCCGAGGCGCACATGTGGGCCGTCGATAAGCCCATGACCCCCACCCTGGTCAAAGACATCATCGAAGGGGTCAACGCCAAGGGCCGCGAGCTGGTCGCCGGGGGTTACCTGCTCGGTTTTAACTGCTGGTACAACGAAGAGCTCAACGATAAAGACACCCTCAAGGCAGGCAAGCTGCGCATTGATTACAACTACACCCCGATGCCGCCGCTCGAAGACCTCGGCTTCATCCAGCGCATCACCGATTCCTACCTCATCGACTTCGGCGCCCGCGTCGCGGCTGCAGCATAAGGAGCCACCATGGCACTGCCACGCAAACTCAAACACCTCAACATTTTTCAAGATGGTGAGAACTGGATCGGCGTCGCCGAAGACTTCACCCCGGCAAAACTGAGCCAGAAATTCGAAGCCTATCGCGGCGGTGGCATGATGGGCGCCGCCAACATCCACATGGGGCTGGATGATGGCGCCCTCGATACCTCCTTCACCTTCGGCGGCCTTGAGGCTGCACTGGTCAAGCGCATGGGCATCGCCAAGATTGACGGCGTTCAACTGCGCTTTGCCGGTTCCGTCCAGCGTGACGACACCGGTGAAGTGGTCGCCGTTGAAATCGTTCAGCGCGGCCGCTTCAAAGAGCTCGACCGGGGCACCCTCAAAACTGGCGACAACTCCCAGAGCAAAATCAGCATGGTCAACACCTACTACAAAGAGACCATGAACGGTGTCGACCTGTGCGAAATCGACCTGCTCAACATGATCTGGATAGTCGATGGCGTCGACCTGATGGCTGACCATCGCAAAGCCATCGGCCTCTAACCCACCCAACAACCCAACGGGCGGCCAACAGCCGCCCTCACCACATCAACATCAGGAACAAGCACCATGGAAAACAAGACCATTACCCTCGACCAGGTCATTCAGCGCGGCGATACCACCATCACCGAAGTGCAACTGCGCAAGCCCAAGGCGGGCGAAATGCGCGGCCTCAACATGGCCGACGTCCTGCAGATGGACGTCAACGCCCTCACCAAACTGCTGCCCCGCATCACCACCCCGATCCTGACCGAAGCAGAGATTGGCAACATGGACCCGGCGGACTTCGTCCAGCTGGGCAGTGAGGTGGCCGGTTTTTTGATGACGAAGAAAATGGGTTACCTGGCTGCGTAGATGACCTGATGGCAGAGATTGCCATCATCGCCCACTGGCCGCCGTCCGACATGGCGGCCATGGAAATCAGCGAGCTGATGGGCTGGCACCAACGCCTCGTTGAGACTTACAACCGCATCAACGGGGCCGAAGAACAATGAACCCTCTCAGACTTCAAATCTTGCTCGGGGCGGTTGACAAGATCACCGCCCCCCTCAAAGCAGCCAGCGGCCAGAGCCGCACAACCGCTCAAGACCTGCTCGCCACCAAGAAACGCATCAAGGAGCTGGAAACCCAGAGCGGCCAGATTGACGGTTATCGCACCCTGGGGCGCCAGATTGGCGCCACCCGTGCCCAACTCACCGCCGCTCAGCGTGATGCCCAGCAGATGGCCCAACAGTTCGCCAAGGTAGAACAGCCGACCAAGGCCATGACCCGGGCCATGGAGCAGGCCAAGCAGAAAGTGAGAGACCTCTCCCAGCAAGAGCGTGAAATGGTCGCCCGCCACGGCAGCCTGAAACGCGCCATGAACGAAGCAGGCATCAACACCAAACAGCTCGGCGATCACCAGCGCCGCCTCAAGACTGACCTGGCTGCCGCCAACGGCCAGCTCGACCAGCAGCGCGCCAAACTGGGCCAACTGGCAGACCAGCAAAAGCGCCTCAACCAGGTCAAAGCCAACTATGACAAGACCATGTCGATGCGCGGTTCCATGGCGGGCTATGGTGCCGCCGGCATGGCAACGGGGGCCGCGGGCCTTTACAAAATCAACAGCATGGCCTCGGTCGGTCTGGATTTCGACGCCCAAATGTCAAAGGTGCAGGCCCTCACTCGCCTGCAAAAAGGCAGTGATGAGCTGGCCATGCTACGCCGACAGGCGCGGGATCTGGGTGCATCGACCAGCTTCACCGCCATGGATGCCGCAGGGGGCCAGGGCTTCCTTGCCATGGCAGGCTTCACCCCCAAGGCAATCAAGGATGCCATGCCCGGCATCCTTGATATGGCCAAAGCAGGCGGCATGGAAATCGCCCGCTCGGCAGACATTGCCTCCAACATCCTATCCGGCTTCCGCCTACCTGCAGCCGAAATGAACAGGGTAGGTGATACATTAGTGGCCGCATTTACCAGATCAAACACCTCTCTCGAAATGCTCGGAGAAACCATGAAGTACGCCGCGCCAGTAGCATCTGGGCTGGGTATTGATTTAGAAACCGCTGCAGCTATGGCAGGCAAGCTGGGTGATGCAGGTATTCAGGGATCCATGGCGGGGACTGGTATTGCAGGTATATTGACCCGCCTAGCAAAACCGCCAAAAGAAGCAGCAAAAGCGTTGGATAAATTAGGCATCAAAACAAAGGACCTGAAGGGTAATCTGCGCCCCATCGTTGATGTGCTTGAAGAGGTACATCGCAAGACTGCCAACATGGGTACAGGTGATAGAGCCGGCTTGTTGAAGTCCATAGCTGGACAAGAATCATTGAAATCCATGATAAATCTGGTGGCGCAAGCTGGCAGCGGGGACCTGCAAAAGCTGATCGCCGAGCTCAAACAAGCCAAAGGCGAAGCAGCCGAAGTGGCCAAGGTCATGGCCGATAACGCCAGGGGGGATATCGATGGCCTGACCTCTGCATGGGAAGACCTCAACATCGAGCTGATGACCTCTCAGAACGGCCCCCTGCGTGGTCTGATCCAGCAGATCACCGATATGGTCCGTGGTATCGGCGAATGGATGCGCGCCAACCCAGAGCTCACCGCCACCATCACCAAAGTGGCCGCCATCACCGCAGTAGCCGCCGCTGCTGGCGGCTCCCTGCTGTTGGTGGTTGCCGGGCTGCTGGGTCCGCTGGCAATGTTGAAGTTTGCGCTGGGCGGCACACTTATCAGGCTCGGTGGATTGTTTCTTTCGACCAGCAAAGCAGCTCAAGGCATGTCGATGTTCTCCAGAATGATGGCGCTGAACAGCCGCATGGCCGCACCACTACTGGCAAAATGGGCCGCCTTGGGCAACGCCATCAAAGGCCTGACGTTCGCAGGTGCGGGATCTGGCATGAAAACCATGCTGACGACCATCACCAGCTTGCCATCAAAGATTGGTGCAATGACTGCCGCAACATGGCGCTATGTGACTGCACAATTAGCCGCCTCAAAGGCGGCAGTGGCGACCAAGTTCACATCAATGATAAGCGGGCTAAGAAGTGCAACGGCGGCCACTTACGCCTATGTGGCCGCCAATGGCATCATGGGCACCACCATGAACCTGGTAAAGGGCAGCGTCGGCGGCCTGATCTCCTTGCTAAAAGGCGGCTTGGTGGGCAGCTTGAAACTGGTGGGCCATACCATCGCCTTCGTCGGTAGGCTACTGCTGATGAACCCCATCGGCCTGATAATCACCGCCATCGGCCTCGCCGCACTGACTATCTACCGCTATTGGGAACCGATAAAAGCATTCTTCTCTGGCTTCTTTCAAGGGATCAAAGAAGGGCTCGGCCCAGTCGCGGCACTCTTCACTCCCGCTTTTGAAACCATGGCCAGCGCACTCAGTCCACTCAAACCTATTTGGGATGGGATCAGTAGCGCACTCAGCACGGCATGGGAATGGGTAACCAACCTGTTAACCCCAATCAAAACCACCCAACAGGAGCTGGACGGCGCAACCAACGCAGGTAAGCGCTTTGGGCTGTGGCTGGGCGGCCTAGGTAAATCATTCATTCAGGTTATCGCCGACTTCACCAAATTTGGCTCCGATTTGATAGATGGCCTGCTCAAGGGGATCTCTGACAAATGGGACGCCCTGAAAACCAAGATCAAAGCCCTCTCCGACCTGCTGCCGGAATGGCCTTGGAACAACGGCTCAGTCACCGCCAACGTTAATTCATCCGTCGGCCAGCCCGCATTGGCGAGCGGGTCTGGCTACAGCCCACGCATCGCCGACACGCCAAAAATAAAACCCAAGGCCAGTACCACTACAGTCAACAGTCAGCCGTTCTACCAGCTCACCATCAACGCGGCGCCGGGGATGAATCAAGAACAACTTGGCCAGCTGATGATAGAAAAAATCAGAGAGCAGGAACGCGCCAACAAGACGCTGGGCCGTGCCAGATTCAGCGATGGGAGCTGATATGCAAGTGTTAAATTTCACCCAAAACAAACGTAGCGGGCCGTGCTGGCCCGCCTTACCCTGTGCCGGTGCGTGGGGTGGTGATGTGGCTTATTTGCCATTATTTGCCCTGAATTGTGTGGTTCGGATGTTGCTGGCCGTGCCATGTTGCGCGATACTGCGCTTGCAACGGCAAAATCCGTTGCCGGGGTTGGTCCCCCGCAAGCATGAAAGCGCACAACACGCGCCCGCGTGTTTTTTTGTGCGGCCCAGTAGTACCCGCAATATCAGTTATGGCGGGCTGGGTGAGGCAGCCTCACGGCTGGCCGGTTTCCTTTTGTGCCCGGTAGGACCAACCTTGCTCAGTTCGCCACCAGATAGATACCCCCTCAAAATTGAGGCGGTTCGTAGAGTTTGGTCCCTCTTGGTGGCGATTCACTTGCACAAAAGGAATCGAGCCATGAACACCATCACCACCTTTACCCCTGCCGACATCATCAGCCTGAACCATGGCCAGCCCATGACCACCTCCCTCAAGGTGGCCGAGGTATTTGGCAAGCGTCATGACAACGTTCTACGCAAGCTGGAAACACTGGAATGCTCGCCGGAATTCACTGCCCTCAATTTTGAGGTGAGTGAATACACCGACACCACGGGCCGCAAACTGAGCATGTGGAACATGACCAAAGACGGCTTTATCTTTCTGGTCATGGGCTTCACCGGCAAACAGGCCGCTGCCATCAAAGAGGCATACATCAATGCCTTCAACTGGATGGCCGCCCAGCTCGCCGCCCGCACCAGCCCTGACTACGCCAACCCCCTCGCCACCATCGACAACTACACCAGCATGTTGCGCAAGGCTGACCGTGACAACGTGCTGCTCGAACGCCAACTCGAAGACCGCCTCTTCCTGCTGATGGAAGAAATGAACCGCCTGCGCGACGACATGCGCACCATCCACCGTAACCACACCATCGCCCGCGATCTGGCTGACCATATCGGTATCACCGCCCGTTTCGCGCTGCCAAGAAGGAGCTGACACCATGATGATGACCCTGGGCTGGTTCGTGTTTATGCGCTCGACCGTCGCCCCCCAATCCCAGCAAGACGAATGGGCATGGCGCCACCCGGGCAATAACCGGGTCGGCGCTCGCCCTGCCTATCAGTTCCTCGGCCCCGATGATGAAACCAGCACCCTGAGCGGGGTGCTGCTGCCCGAGGTGACTGGCGGCCCCGTCTCCCTCGACATGCTGCGCCAGATGGGTGACAGCGGTGAAGCCTTCCCCCTGATCCAGGGCGATGGCATGATGCGCGGGTCATTCGTGATAGAGGGTATCAGTACCACCCGCAGCGAGTTTTTCAACGATGGCTCAGCCCGCAAAATTGAATTCACCATCAAGCTCAAGCGAGTCGATGATAACGACAGCTCCCTCGGCAACACCCTGCTGGGCCGCACGGCTGGCAACCTGCTCGGCCGCCTGGGTGTGGGCAAACTGATCGGCAGTGTCGGCAATAAACTCGGGGGGCTGTTCTGATGAGCCCCTTTGACCAGTTTGGCAGTCGTCTGGCCGACAATCTTGGCATCACTAACCCGCTCGACGCCCTGCGCCAAGGCCATCCGGTACCGGCTTACCAGGTGATGGTCGATGGCAGTGACATCTCGGCCGCCATTCGCCCGCGCCTGATGTCGATGACCATCACCGACAACCGGGGCTTCACTGCCGACACCATCGAGATCACCCTCGATGACAGCGACGGTCAGCTCGACATGCCACGCCGTGGGGCTACCCTGCACGCCTTCATCGGCTGGCAAGGCAGCGCCCTGGTCGATAAGGGCACCTATAAAATTGACGAGGTAGAGCACAACGGCGCCCCCGATGTACTCACCATCCGGGGCAAATCGGCAGACCTGCGCGGCGGCATGAACAAACTGCGCGAACGCAGCTGGCACCAAACCACCGTTAACAGCATCGTCGAACAGCTCGCCGCCCCCTACCAGCTCACCCCCTGCGTGGGTGACTCACTCAAGGGCCAGCTGATCGACCATATTGACCAGACCAACGAAAGCGATCTCGCCTTCCTCACCCGCTTGGCGGGTCAGTGTGATGCCATCGCCACCGTCAAATCTGCCCGCCTGATGTTCATCAAGGCAGGTCAGGGTACCACCGCCAGCGGCCAACCCCTGCCGGCCATCACCATCACCCGCCAAGATGGCGATCAGCACCGCTTCTCAGTGGCCGACCGTGACGCTTACACAGGCGTGACGGCCTACTGGCAAGACAACAAGGCCGCCGAGAAAAAGAAAATAGAGGTGAAGCGTAAGAAGAAGACCAAGCCGAAACCGGAACGGCCCCTGCCGCCGGGCGTGGTCGTCAACAAAAAGGAACACGAACTGCTGGTAGGCGACAGCGAGAACGTCAAAGAGCTGCGTCACATCTATGCCAACCAGGCCAACGCCATGCGGGCCGCTCGGGCGGAATGGGAAAAGCTGCAGCGTGGGGTGGCCGAGTTTGACATCACCCTGGCCAAAGGCCGACCCGAGCTTTACCCCGAACAGCCCGCCACCGTCAGGGGCTTCAAACCCGACATCGACGCCGCTCCTTGGCTGCTCACCCAGGTGGTGCACGACCTCACCAATCAGGGTTACACCAACCGCGTACAGCTCGAAGTGAAGCTGGAAGAACTGCCAGAATGA